CTTGAACTTTCCCTTCTTTGCCTTCATCTGCTTGTAGATCTTGGGGCTAATGGTTGACTTGGATTTCGGGCGGCTGGTACCAGCCTTTTTCCTTGCGTTGATATTTGCGTATAGTCCTTTTTTCATCACTTTCCTTTCTTTACTGATTTGCTTCCGCTGCAACCCCATTTTTTACGGGATAAGGCGTTAGGAGAGTTGCGGTCTTTGCGCCAGTCTCCTTTGATCTTATTACTACGGGCGCAATAGGCATCGGCGCGAGGGCTTCCAATAGGCCCGATCTTGCTTCCGCTCTGCCCATACTTGACTGTTTTCTTACGCCCAGTATCTGGGTTAGTTACTGTTTTGCTGAATTTCTTTTTCATTATTTTAGGCTCCTTCCGAAATTACACCACTGGCGCACGTTACAATAGTTCTCGCAACGCGCATTTGACCCAGCCCGTTCTTCAACTGCACCACCGATTCTCTTGGCATGTGCTTCAGCCTCAGACCGAGATTCATAGATCCCTCCAGCAACGGCGCGTTTTGCTCCTTTTTCCTTGAGAACGGCCCACGTTGTGGGTTTTGCCCACCGCTCTTCTTCTGTGCATACTGGTATGCCATCCTCGTTTTCTACCAATTTTGCAGCGTTATGCAAGGCAATCCTAGAACGGATATAGGCAAATGTTTCTTCGGGGTTCCAGATGGGTAGTTGAATCTCTTGGATGGCACACTTGGGATAGTCAGCCTTGATCTCGGAGTCCCTGCGTTTCCAGTCCTTGCAAACAAGGAGAATGGCCAACTTCTTTGGATAGATCCCATTGTGCTCACACAGGAGTTTGTTGACGTTGGCTTGCTTCGTCCAATCCTGATGATCGTCGCTCATTGCCTTGTATACGCTGCTTACCTTGTAATCCCATAGGGTTTCGGTCTCGCGGTCAAACAAGTCGATCTGACCACCCAACTTCATCCCATCGATATCCAGATAGAATCTTTTTTCGGCCACATAGCGTTCAGGGTTGCGAAGGGCAATCTGCTCCAAGACCCAGTGGTTGGCTGTGCCCATCATTGTCCATACCCTTTCGGAGCAATCCATGGTTATCTCGTCAGCATGGCGTCTCCATAGTTCGGAAATCTTCGGAGGTTGGGCTAACCCTGTGGTTGTGATGTCTGACTCCCCCCTGCTGTAGGTATCACCGCTAACGAGGTCTACGAAAGGTTGCGGGAGATTAAATGTGTTTGTGATCTTCATATGTGAAAATGGAGGGGAGGCCGCTACCCCACCACGAATAACGGCCCCCGCCTCACAGATTATTTGCTCTTTTTCTTCTGCTTGATGCCAGCAGAACTGAGCGCAATGGCAATCGCCTGCTTACGGCTCTTCACGATGGGAGCTTTCTTCGGCCCCTTCGGGTTGACTCCACCATGGAGTTTTCCAGCGCCGTACTCTTTCATAACCTTGCTGATCTTTTTCTGTTGTGCTGATTTCTTCATGCTACTTTCTTTAGTTGGTTGTTGTTGTTTGCTTGAGGCATGGGGATACCCAAGAGTTTGCAGATATACCGAATGTGGAAACATTCTTTTCTGAATTGATAGCCAGAGCAAGTGCAAGTGTAGGTAGATTCACTGAGATCTACCAAGTAATACTCTTCCCTAGCGGTACGGGATTGGATGAGGAAGGTGTCTCTATCATGGTCTAGTACCTCAATGAACTTACTCATTAGGTTGCGGGGTTTTAAGGGATTCGGCCTTGCTCGCTCCCCATCCGAGTTGTTCGGGGCTGTAGGCTTGGACTGGCATAGCCGAGATAAACCCATGGCGGTCAGCTTGGATAAACATGGAGGTAGCAATGCCTTGGCGGTGAAGGTCGGGAAGATCTAGCTCAACGGCAATGTCATTGGCCTTCTTGACGCACAGCCTCATCAGATTGGCGGCTTTGCAGATGAATACTTTTGCTTCTCGGTCTTTGGACTCCAGCGGTTTAATCTCCTGCTGTGCGGCAATCTGAGGCGATTGCGGAGTTTTCTCGACCAACTCCGAAGCCTTGATTCCAGCGGACTGGATTTCCATGGTGTCAGTCCCCTGTTTGCTGTTGCCCGAAGCAATAAGCACTACCGACTGTCCGACATACTGTGAGAACTTATTCGCAATGTCCCTGTTCTCAGTGAAGTAGACATGGGGAACCTTGTCCGCAATAACCTTGATAACGCACAGGCTTCCGTTTTTGACCCACCTCGGCCCTTCGCTAATGACCACCAGTCGCGGTCTTCCGATCTTGACTAGCTGGTTGTGGGAGAGGATGGGGTCTTTGGGTTGAGTTGGTTTATTCATCTAGAGAGCAGACACTGGTGGTTATGATTCGTTCAATCTTTTTTGGAAAAAAGAAAGCGGCCCCGTTTTACCGAGACCGCTTTCCCCACATACACACACTAGAACACTAGGCAAATCTAGCAGTTGTCCATTCCATTGCAAGGGGAAAATGCTCTTGCCCCGCAACTTTTTTTAGGGTAGGTTCTACCAATCTATGGCCACAGAGTATCCCCCTTTGGGAAAATCATACGTTGTTTCTTACGCGAATAATGATCGCGATTTCCCGATTATCGGAATCCGCAAAGACCCAAGGATGGATAACTACAAGATCCCCGAAGATCTTAGTCCCCATCCTGACTCTGTTCGCTACCCCAACCATGTGTTCACGGGAGCCAATCCCACCAATAGCGACGAGAGGGTACTGTGGACTTACGAGATTTTACCAGCACCTTGGGTTCCGTTTACCCGCTACGATGATGATCTCGGCCCAGTTCAAGGGCGGCGCAGGTCGGTAAAGAATGAAGGACAGCAGGCGAGCCTTACATCATCAACAAAAACAACCTACGAAGGACGGGAAGGATCTGCCATTGTTTTAAATGAAATTGAGGAAACTTGGTCGATTAAGACCGACGATGACGGCAATTCCCTTTTCCCCATTAAGGTTCGCGACTTTTATGACGAGATTCGGGGGCCAGTTCAAGAAACGCGACAGATAGTTGTTCCAGATGGAACCGAAGAAGGAAGCATCTCAAACATCAATGGTATTATAACAAAAATATCATATGATGTTTACAACCAATACCTAGCCTTCAAGGTTGTAGAAACTTGGAGGGAAAATGGCGAAGATCTGATCGGAGGTCAAACAGGACAATGGGGTATCGAGTCTACAGAAAGGACTCTGGTTCCGAGCGGAACCCCGACTGAATATGGATTCGGGATCAAAAACTCGCAGCTAACTCCGACCAATAAAGAGCAGTCCGAGAAAAGGCAGGAAAACTACCCAGTAGATTCCGATAATGATGGAGTTATTTACACGCTAAGTGGACAAGAACAGGATGAAATAACCAAAGCGGTAATAAAGGTAGAAAAATCGCTGGTTGAAGCCGAGACCGTATTCAGCGGCAGGGTGGCTGACTATATAACGAATCTTCGCAATGATGGGAATATTGTGGAGGTTCAATCCATCGATAAATGGCATAGCATCACGATAGCCAGCAAAATCATATCCCCACCGAATGACCAAAGCTGGATCGAAGCGGGATCAATCAATCTTCCCAATAGACTTCTTGAGGTGGGCGTTATCTGGAATTCCAATTTTACACCAGCGGGCGGCACATCTGGTGTTGGGAGCATTACTACAATAATAGAAAATAATATCAATTGGACGCTTCGTGCAGAATCATCAATAACTGGGGAAGTTGTTGGATCTCTATATACAAAAACCCGCAATGGATACAGTGGCGCGGCACAGGTTGAGGTGGTCAGAACATTCCATGAAACCGCTCCCACCGATGAAATAACCATCCATAAATTTGAACCAGTATACGGAACAGTCTCTATTCGTTCTCAATCTGCCACCAACTCATCAGCGTCAAGCTCAAATGGTGTTGGAGATATCTATATATCAAGTGGAGGATCACAAAGATTCAATAATGACTACGGGCTTTCCATAAGCCAATTCGGGCCAGTCGAACACGATGATATAACACTGACCGAAACTGGAGATGCAAAAACAATTACAGAGTCAATTTCGTCTTCTTCTGGGTCTTCACCTGCTGGGCCTTATCCTGTGGCAACAGCATCGATAAACATTGCTGGAGTTGCGAATCTTGAATTGCCAGCAAGTTCAACTCCGCTAGAATCTGGCGATACTTATGTTTTTAATGTTGATGTCAAGCCTTGGCGCTTGGGTTGGTGGGTTAGAGAAATCTATACCGTTACTGTTCCGTAATGGCTATTGAAACAGACAAACTGGAGTTGTTACGAGTGGCTCTTCCGAAGGGGTTGGCTGCTGGTGATAGCGGACTTGGAGAATTGCGCGGAAAATCATTTCCACAACAGCCAAGCTGGCCACAATTCCAGTCAACACAAACAAACTCACGGCTGTACACACCATCTCCAGAATCGACTGAAATTCCAATAACCCAACAATCGCAGCAGGCTTCAACACTACTCCATCCTTGGAAAGTTTATCAAAGAACGGAAGACAATGAGACTCAATTTAAGATAGATTTAAACAGTAAGGTTTATAGCGGAACTGGAAGCTATGACAATATAGCTGTCACTGGATTAAATTCTTGGACTCAAGCCGTGACTGGATATGTTGTGCTTAAAGGATCTGTTTCAAACCATGAAATAACGAGTCTTTCCATTGTTTGGGGAGATAGCGGTTCAACCCAACGGGCAGAGTTCAACAGCAATAATGAACAAACAGATGTGACGATAAGACTTGGATACATCTACCAAGAAAATAACGCTTGGCAAATAAGGCAGGATGTTTTCGGCCAACTTACGGTTATAACCACATGTTATCAGACCAAGCCATGCCTTTGCTTTATTCAGACATGAGCAACTTTTCATACATAAATCCAATACCGCTTCCCATTTTAGATGTAACCGCCACAGGTACAACAATACGTGATCTTGATGTTGGAATAAGTACCGCTGTTAAGAAATATTTTGACGATACATATGGTGAGGGCGAGCCAGACGGCCCATTCAGCCAATACTGGCTATCAAATCCAGAAACAGATACCCATGGAAGCAATTGGCCTGTTGGAATGAGCCTTGAGGAATTGTGCCACCTTTATTGGAATGTTGGCTATATGACTTGGGGAGGATCGTATCCATCATCTGGAGCGGGGTGTAGCGCCTACCTTTACGGTGGGTATATGCCAGCAATTTATCCTCGTTACTCAAAAGCACTTACTGGAAATTGTGTCGATTATCTTCCAAAGGGAGACTTGTATTACGCGACTAGAATAATCAACTACGATCAATCTGGTGTAAACAATTTGAAAGATTGCGAATTTTACGATGGAATAAATAATGGTTATTTTTATTCATTGAGGTCTTTTGCAGCCAACACAAAAGTTGACACATCAACATGTTTTCCAATTGCAGATATTATACCACAACCATATGAATCGAATTTTAGTGTTCAACTTTTTTACCATCCGTTCGGACAGTTCAACTCTACGAGTTTTGGAGGAAGCGGAAAAACGGAAGATCTTCTTTCAAAATTTCCCTGCATAGTAAAAAGTGGAGATCTGTATTATCCATCAATGGGCTTAGATGGATTTAATAGTACAGGATGTGAATCATCCGATTATTATGGAATAATGATAAGATCTTTTGAGTTTAGTTCTAGATATTATCAAAATGTTATATGCAACACCGCCCTGCCAGTAGAAATAGCAATATTTGAATCATATCTCAACGAGACGAAAACTATGGGATTTCAAATACTTAACTCAACAAGATCGATCCCAGTGTTTTCTCTTGGCTTTAGAACTATCGAATGTTCATGTTGTCCGTATAATGAATTATATTTTACAGGCGATCCACAGACGATATTTACGCATTCTGAAACATGAGTAACATAGACCACGATTTGGTTCTTTCGTCTATCATCGAATATGGAGGACATGTTAGAGGGAGCTATGTTAGATCTTGGATTTTAAACGGAGAACCAAGCGACCACGGATGGGGAGACTTAGATGTATTCGGGGTTCCACCACAACTCAGAGAGTCACTCAAAAACAAAATAGGGAATCAAATAAACAATCGCGTAATAGAGTTCTGGGATGATTCCGATCCATGGAACTTTCATTACTTTAACTGCAACTCTTGGATTTATGACGGCATACTTCACAGAAAGTATATCAATGACTTTTCAGACGAAGAGGTTCTCGACCAAATAAATAAAAAAAAGGCGGTGCTGATATCTGACAAAATAGAAGCAACAAGCCACTTTAGGATCAAAGTATTAAAATATATACAAAGATACAAAATGACCATCCATTATTCCAATATGGAACTTGTCAAATTGAACGATCTGGGATTAACAATACATCAATTCATGCATCCAATGCCCAAGAATAGCGCGGAGATTGAAATGATGAAGGATACTTGGGGAGATGGCTTTTTGGGTAAGCATATTATTCCAACAGTGAATAATATTTATTCATTCGGGGCCAGCATGCATAAATGGGCGTCTGGAGGAATGCAAAAAACTGACGATGCCACCCTTCAAAAAAGAATAGAAGTTTGCAGTGGGTGCGATTTGTGGGATAGGTCGGGATTTAATGGAACTGGAAGATGCACCAAATGCGGGTGCTCCACTTGGGCCAAACTCAGAATGGATACAGAAAAGTGTCCAATAGAAAAGTGGTAGGATCTAGTCCTTCGACTTGTACTCCTCGTAATCCATGTTGCTTATCGTAAAGTAAGATCCTCATTCCCGACAATTCATCTGTCGCTTGATTATTCCGCTGGCTGTGGTCTTAGTCTTGTTCAAGTGGACTTTCTCCGACTCGCAATTGGGACAGTCATGGTTATCAAGTCCATAGGCTACAGCGTAGTTGAATTTGTGCGGGGCATAGGTGCGGAGTTCTTGATATACCCTTTCAAGCAACACCACATCCTTTTTGCAATAGGCCACCATCTTATTAAGGCTCTCCCTGCAATTGTCCAAGACAATGGCCTTCCAAAGGTCAAATCCTCCTGTCTCCATCTTTCCTCCAAATCCCAAGAATTTGGCGATGTAGTCCAGTTTGTTACTGTTGAACAGAAACTGCCCCCTTGCCATCTTGAGCGTGTCTAAAGTTGTGTAGTTGGGACACATCGGGATTCGATGGTAGAGACATCGTGTCTTCAACCACTTGAGGTCATAGCGATCCGAGTTGTGGCCAATTGATTCATCTGCCGAGTTGAGAATGGGGGTAAACTCTTTCAGCATCTTCTTGTCGCAGTGGCGGCGATCCCAAGTCAGACTGTTCACCTTCTCTTCTCCCTCCCATTTCCAGCAGATGCAGATGATTGCCCGTTCCTCCAGTATGTTGTCATGGGGGATGGTTAGTTCGTAGCCCGTCCTCCAAGAGAGGACTACGTTGGGGCTAGTTTCAATATCGAAGAACAGCCGCCGTCTGTTTGTTTTCATAAAGTTTATTCTAACCCACGAATCATCGCCAGAGTACGCACATAGCCTATTGAATCAACCAAATTATCCTTGGTTGGCTTGTTGAGGTCGCGGGCGATCTTTAGCAAAACCATCATCCACGCCACATCCTCTACGGAGATTATGGATTCGGGGTTGAATCGGTTGATCATGTAGGAGTTCCAGAGATCGGCTATCCGCTTGAAGTTGTCTTTGGGATGGCCGTAGTTCTTCTGCCTGTCATTGGATGTTAGTCTTTTGGCCTCATCCAGCATGGATTCTTTGCTTAGTTCCGCCATTGACGGGAACAGATAGACGGGCTTTCCCAACCATTGGGCTACCGCCACCTCTGCTCTTGCTCCCTTGGAACCCTCCCATTCGGGGAGTACAGCTATTCCATCACAGATCATTACGGCTTCCAGATCGCGTTTTACGGCGTCTTTTAGGAATTCTGGATCCATCACCCCTTTGTGGGGATCAAGCCCCAATTCTTCGTCCATCTTGGCTGGGTTGATAACTTCATATCCCTTTGTCTTTAAGTGCTCTTCGGCAACATAAAACAAGGGATGGTTGAGATCAGCATAGCCCGTCATTGGGCCACAAAGGTAGAGCTTCATTGTGTGTTATTAGTTGAAATTGATTCCGCGCTCAAGCATGGCGTCAGTTAAAATCTTGCGAATGTCTTCTACTGTATCCGAATGCCATTCAGGGTGAGAGGTATATCTGAGGTGGTTGCGTAGCTCTTGTTCAAGATTTACAAGAAGAGAATGCATCTCCCCAGCCTTGTTGGCCATTTCCCATTCAACGTGTTCCTCTGGGAGATCGAAGGTGAGTTGTCCTTTAGCCATTCTTGATTACCTTTTTTAGCTCCCCATCGTCCTCATCATCATCATCATCTTCTTGCCCGTAAAGTATATCGTGGATGTTGGCAACTATCCCCTCAATCGTATAGTCATTGCCAAATTTAACAAATCCGTTCTTGGTTTTACCCTCTTCATGGAAGGTCACTACTACAATTCCAGAGTCGAAATGCTCTATCAGTTCCCTGACAAGGCGATTCAATACTTCTTGTGCCTTGGGGCAATGATCGGCCATTGGGTTTATTGTTCTTCACGGCAGTCTTTGCAGATCCTCATTACTCCGACACCATGGACGGAAATATGTTCAATATTTTTTGATCCGCAATAGACGCAGTCTTTTACTTGTGGTTTGTGGATGCGGCGTTTGTTGTGTTTGCGAGGATTGCTACTGCTGTTCATTTCAACTTTGAAGGATGGATTCTGACATAGGCCCTGACAAGAGAATTCTTTCTGGTTTTAAGCCACACTCCATCCCCAGAATTGCTTTCACGGTCTCCACGTTGGTTCGTGTTACCTTCGACACACTGGATAGACCCCTTGTTGACCCCGACCACAATACCAGTATGGGAGAAGTCGAAGATGACAATATCGCCCACTTTGGCTTGTGCCGTCTCTGGAAGCACCTCAGTTGTATTAGGATGCTTCCTTGCCCACTCTATTAGCCCGAAAGCCGCTGCGGTCTTGGGTCGCCAGATATACGGAGTGGAGACCTTGAGTCCGAGCCACTTGACCACTCCCTTATCTTTGAGCCATTGTGATATACACCAATCAACAAATGCGGCGCACCATGGCCAAGCAGCAGGGGTTAAGTTGGTTGCCGACTGATATTCGCGGATCTTTGCCCCGCGATTATTCCCACCAACCTCTTTTACACCAACTTGCGAACGAGCGATCTCTGCAAGCTTCTCAATCATTGCTGGAACGTGAACAGGTCTTTCCGATATCCCAATTCCTAAAAATCCGCTCCACCTCTGACTCCGAAGAAGATGGAAGCCTTTCGGCCATTCCCCCCTTTGATCCGCATAGAGCACCTGATAGAACCAAGGAGACGCGAGAAGAAGTTTCGCTTATCTTTTGGGGTTGGTTTTGTAAAAATTGCTTTGAGGTTTTCATTGGATATGGGCTTCACCGCTTCTTCTTTCGGCTACAAGCGGGCTTCTTTGCTTTCGGGATTTCAAGGGCACGGCGAACCTCAGTGTAGGTCACAGGCCCAGCCACACCATCTTCATCCGTGTTTACCAAGGCTTGGATTTTCTTGACGCCAGAGACATTGATTTCATTGGTGAAGTAGTTGACTGCCGAAAGGATGAGGGCAACAAGGAATCCGACAAGAGATGTCTGGTCAACTGACTCAGCCAACTTTGGGTCAAACATAGCCAAGCGGGCAACCACAGCAGCCACCAAAGTGGCAATGATCGGAGTGATGATTCCTCCAGCCTTGCTGACGAGGAAAGCTAGGATTTTATCTTTCATTCGCTTTTAATCTTCTGTACCGCCGACTCAATGGTAAATCGGATGAGAGACTCGGAGGCATCAATGCCATTACGAGTGGCTGCTTTTGTTAGAGCCTTAACTGCGGCTTCGCGTTTTTGGGAACCAGTCTTATCGGCGTCAGCCAATTCGCGGACAATGTCCAAAGCGAGTGGAAGGAGGGATGCCACACCATCAGCAATGAGTTGCTTGAGAATCGGAGCGTAGAAGTTCCAGATAAGAGACGGGATTCCCGCAAGTTTGGCTAAGAGTGATTTCATAAATATAGGCTAGGTCAGAAACCCTTGGATTGCAAGTATTCTTCAATCCTTTGGGTTCGCTCATCGATTCTGGCCAAGGTCTCGCTTCGGGATTGAGCGTCTCTTTGGATGACCTCAATCTTTGCATCCTGCTTGGCGTCATTACCTTGCACGGCCCTCATTTGCTCTGGAAGCACTATCCATCCATTGAGCGCCGAGAACATAGTGACAATCAGGGCAACACCAGCAA